TATTTGTATTTGTCCAACCCTCGGCATCAACCGCCGCACCAAGGGGTGCAGCCCCTGCGGTGGTGGCATAGTTTGCGTCGTCCGCTGAAATTGCTTCATCTGCTCTACCGGTTAAATCACCATGGAATGTAGGAGCAGTAACACCTTCTTCAAACACTGCACCTTTTGCACTAAGCAACATGCCAGTTCCACCGATAGTTCCGCTACCACCTTGTACAGTCATATTATTGGCGGATAGAGTTAGGTTATCAGATGCAAGATTCATAATGTCTGCGGAGGTAGCAAAGAAGTTACCCTTGGTTGGCATATTCACATTGCCTTCGGTATTCATAGTGTAATCCTTTTTAACAGAATTATAACTAGAACCTAATACGGTGCTTGCAACGTTTTCTGTAACAAAGCTGGAAACTGATCCTTTTACCGTTTGGGTAATCCCACTATAGTTAGCCTTTACTTCGTCACCACCTACTGTTTCATTCTTATCGTTCTTTACATTTAGATTAAAATCCAAACAGTCAATGTTAAACTCACCATCCACTTTAAAGTCTAGATTACCTTTATAGTGGATGTTGCCGTTACCTATAATAATAACAGTCTGATCTCCACCGATACACTCGATCCTATTATTCAGTGCGGAGATAGATATGCTACCGTCTGTGCATAGTTCTATACCTGCACCACTGTTATGTTTAATTAGGATTCTTTCATTACCAGGTGTGTCATCCATTTCAAACGTATGACCGGTTAATGTTTCAGTAATTCTATTTAAGCCATATTCAGGTGTTACACCTTCAGTTACACTTAAATCTATATCTTCATCAAAGGTTGGAAAGAGGAGAGAATTTCGCTTTTCCCCAGTATAACCTTGGTTTAAGCTACTTCTGTACATATAATTAGGACGTGGGTGTTGTCCTGTATCATCCTGTGGTAGATTACTCTTTACCATAGTTAGCTCCCGTACGACTCTTTAATATAATCTAGTGAAAGTGGTTCGCCTTTTAGCGGCTCAAATTTTGTATTAGGTATTCTTTTATACCAACTCTTTAGCCATTTGGTAGGATCCGAATACGGTCTAGCATCTCTCCAGCTCTTCGAAGGAAGTTTCCATCCAGCTTGGCCATCATTAAAAAGTTCTACACCTGGAGCAGCATCCAAGATATCTTTATAAAGGTTAATCAATACCCTATTTTGTGCAGGGACGGATGGTTGATCTGGCTCAATACCTTCGATAGCTATAAGAATAGATTTCTGATTATGATTATTTACCACACCTTGATATTTGGGCGATTCTTTTTCCAGCGGTCTACCTCTAAAAACTATTCCCTGGTTTGATACTAAGAAATGATATGGCACACCAATTGACTGCTTGTCTACAAATTCTTTATGAAGATCTTTTACAGTTTTACCGGGTTCAGTCGATACAAATATTACCTGGGTAAACTGTCTTTCCAGATTAGATAACTCAGCATAGACTTCTCTTCCTATTACTGGTGCAAAGTTTCTTACATCGTTTAAATCCGTGCTACCCTCTCTCCACTCTGAGCTTGTTAGGTCAATAAAGGATACGCCTACATCTATACCATTAACTGCATCTTTACTTTTTATCTGTTTGGTATAAGTGTTATCAATAGACTTGACAATATCAATTGCTTGCTGCAAGGTTAGATCGGAAGATGCTTGTAATATTTTAGCTGCCTCAAGGGTTTTACCATTTTGCAAAAGTTCGATAATGGCAGTTGTTTCTTTTTTTCCAAGAACAATCTTTACGTCACCTTTGCCGGTACTAGTGTTTAATATATTTCTAGCTGGGGCAAGTGTTTGTTCGATTGCGTTTTCTATAAAAGATCCAAAGCCATTTGCTACAGATCCTACCATCTGATTTGCTATACTTTGGACATTACTTACTACAGATTTTAAACTACCTAAGGTACTCTGAGGAGAACCTAATGTCTGACCTAATACGTTATCTAGATTAGAACTCTTGAATACAGCATTTAGTTCTTTCCCGATTTTATCTAGATTCATATCTTTTTGCAAAGCGGATTCAATTGATTTAACACCCTCTTCACTAAAATCATTAATAGCTGCAGCTACAGTTTCGGCAAAAGGTGCTAAGACTACAACATCTAATGCGGCGTTAGCAGATAACCTTGAATCACCAGTTATAGAGGTTAGATCAGTTTGAGGTGCTCCGACCTCTTTTACCATATTCTTAAATCCGGTTTCTAACTGTGCAACAGCTACCCCTACCTGATACTCGGCATTATTATTTGCAGTTGTCGATTGAACTTTTACATTTGTAGCGCTTTTAGGAAACGTTAACGCTAAGTTATTTTCATTAACCGTATCCTTTACAGCTTCCTGAACCTGAGGACTAAGATTACCAACTGAGCTTTCTAAAAATTCGTCTAGCTTTGACATTATTGTGCTCCAGGATTTCTAGTTTTAGCCAAAGAAGCGTACCATTGTTTTTCAGCAAGCTGTGCTTGTTTAACTCTTTGTGACCAATGTGCCTCAATAGCCACTTCGTATCTCTTTAAGAACAACCAGGCAGGATTAGAAAAGTCTTTTACGTTCACGTTAATCTCTCCGACTAAAGAATCGTTGGATAGATCAGTCCATACCTCATGAGCAGGGTTAGTCTTCATATCATGTACTAAAAATTTAACTTGGCCAAAGAAATCATTCCATGGAACCTTAGGCTCTTGGCTTGCTGTAAATCTTTCAAGCATCTGGTATCTTTCCACATTTGCATTCCATTGTGCTAGACCATAGGATCTTTCTACTCGGTCAACTTTTGCTGCATCAGGGTTAAATCTAATACCCTGATAGAGAGATTCAACAGCTAAGTTACCAACCACTCCCGCTGCAGCTCTAGGTGATAATCCTTCATCTGTTAGTACCTTCATAAGGATCATTCTTCTTTCATCGGCATTGGCTTTACCATTGTTATATAATGCTACCATATCGTCAGTTATAATGACTGGAGTAACTCTACCACTGTATATCGATGAAGTCCGCCTATCACCATCCTTAAAGAAGTTCGAACTGGACCTAGAGGTTTCTCTTTGTACCGATGAAGGGACTTGTGTATGAGGCATTGAACCTAATATTAAAGGTAACTGGGATTGCTTGCCATCTAAAAAAATACCAAATACAAATGCGGATGGTTGTAGCTGAGGCGAAAGGCCTAGCCCCGATGTCCCAGGCTCTGTTGTAGGAATAAGTGCCTGGGCATAAGGAAGATACTGGTCCTCGACTTGATCACTATGTAACCCGTGGATTCTTACTTTAAATCTTCCTTGATTCTCAGGATCGGTAGCTTTTACTGTTCCAACCCACCATCTAATATCATCGCCGTAAAACACTATTCACCCCCCTCACCAACTTTAGCAACATCCATTTGAACATTATGAAGCCCATCTAATACATTAAATATGTGTTTGGTTCTTAGGATCATAAAGCTTCCGGATCTTTCTGGGTCTGTTAGTCCCTTTTCGGCAGCTGCTAGATCACTATTAAGAATCTTAATATCTATAACATTTCCTACCGTCGTAGCTAAGGAAGGAGTTGAGAATAGTAATCCGGGAACCTGAATAGTTATATAGTTCATTAGTAAGTATCTAAGCATACTTGATTTAATTACTTTTAATATATGATCTTCTTCCTCGATCTGTCCGGCAAAGCCTAAGACAGATTTATCTTTACTGGAGGGACTTCGATCAATTGTGTCGCCCGTTATTATAAATTTTACTGCAGAATTATATTGTGATATAGTTCTTCCACCTTTGGGAAATCCTTCTTCGCCATAGATCCGAGTCAAGTTATCAAATATATTCATTTTTTGCTTATTACCAACTGGCTTAAATAAACCTAATTGATCTCTATCATTCATAATTGATTCCATGTTCACGAATCGAGTAGAGGGCTTTGAGGAGTTAGCATTAATAGTTTCTAATCTAGATCCGTAAGCACCAAGCCTAGCTAAAAGATGTGCGTGATTAGTTTCAGCTTCATAAACACCGCTAATAATATATGGTAAGTCGGCATCTTCATATTGTACCGCTGCTCTAGAATACACAAATGGATTCTCCGAATTAAAACTTTTTCTTTCCAGAATACTTTCTAAGTCCGTCATAACCAACTTATTCTGATTTAGGGTTGAATAGCAAAAATATGGAAACCCGTTAGTGGTCGTCATTCTATTTAAAACAGTCTGAATAATTTCTAATGGTGTTTGCCATGGGGCTATGTATCTAATGTCCCCTTGATAAGAAGGCTTCCAATAGTAATAAGGTGAGGAGTCACTACTTTTAATTGGGGATCTGGCGCTACTAATAGTAGAGCTTTCATTTACGATTACCTCTTTGTTTAGTTGGCCTCGAGCAATCTTTCTTATGATATTTTCGCCAAACCCCTGATAGCCTTGATTAATCTTATTTAGTTTATCAAAATAAGCTGTATCTTCTAAAAGATGAAGTTTCATCAGGCTAAGGTTTGGATTACCTTTTACAGGAATATTATTACTAATAGAATCGACTCTAAATGATTTTACTGTCACCGGCATATTTTCAGATATCGCGCTTTTAAAAGTAACTACAATCTTTTCAGTACCTTTAAAGCTATTAATAATACCTTGGTCTTCCATAATAGAAAGTTCTGCGGTTAGAAATGGATTAAATACACTTTCGTACACCACAAGATCAACAACGTTTGTCTCTTCGGTATCCTTGTATAAAAATATCTCTTTCCCTATTCGCTCAGGAATATCTAAGACAATACTCATTAGGTGGATTTGTTCAGGTGAATACATTTTACGATCTTAAAGCTTTTTGGAATTCTGTATTAATTTGGCTCGCCATTGATCTGGTAAACACTTTAATTCTACGTAGTTCATCATTCTGTTCTTGTAGTCTATTTAGATAAGTTGTATTTACCTTATCTCGTACAGCTGCTTCATTTGGTCTATTATCAATATAAAGTGTATCAGAATTAAAATCTATTGGTAGATCATACCAAGTAGCATCCGTATCTGAATAATGATGTGTTGCATTGTACTGGTCAAGTACTGTATGGATATTTACCCGCTTCACGTTGTCTTCCGTCCAATCAGTAGGATAGGTTGAGTTTCTAGATTTTAACTGTGCAGGTGGACTAATAGTGTAAGTAGATACGGTTGCAGTTGCGGTAGCTCTGTCGCCAGAGTTAGAGGTTGGGCTATCGGGTAGTGCAATTGTAATAGTGGGTGCCAATAAGTAGTCATCCCCACCATCATCTACTTCAATAGATGTAACCGCTCCATTCGTAACGAATGCAGTAGCTTTTGCGGCAGTTCCACCACCACCAGTAATAGTAACCGTAGGTGCAGTAGTATATCCTGATCCACCATCTGTTACTGTAATAGTTTTAACCTCTTTAAACGGTTTAACAGTAATCTGCCCAAGATCTAGATTTTTTTCTAAAATCTTACCTTTAAATGTAGGATTGTTAATTGATCCGGTAATAGCTATATTACCGACATAGAACTCATCGTACATTTTATATGTAGTAAGCAAAGTCTTATTAGGATAAAATTCTTTTCCTAAAGCCCGAACATCCTGCTCATCTAATGGCCAACCTTGCTGTCTTAGGTTGTCATTTAATAAAAAGAATGTCCAATAATAATCGACAGTTCCATATAGCTCATAGGACAAAACATCAGGTCTTATTCCATCAGGTATAAAGTAGTATTCATATAGAGCAGCATCATCTGCTACTTGATCAATTAGGTCTACATAAGTAGTGATATTTTGAAATAGAGAGGTTGTAAGTTCGTCACCAAATCTATAATTGACTAATGGATAATTTGCAAATAAAGTCATGAGTGTTCCTCTTAATAACCATTCACAATATCTTGAGCAGTCAATGCAACGGTCTCTGTGAATGTTAATGTTATATCAGTCTCTTGAAAGTTACCATCCGCATGAAAAGCCATAGATGATTGATTATATACTACACCCACGTCAGTTAGATAAGAAGGCTTTATAAAACTAGCCACGTCGGTGTTACGATATTTCATTTGGATATCAAAAATGCTAGGATAACGAAATGCTGCAGCAACTCCTAATTCTTTTTGGGACTCTGGGTACATTTCCTCGCGGAAGAATCTTACAATTCTTTTTACCTCTTCGGCTTCTTCATGGCTATCGGGAATCATTTTAAAAGAAAATCTAAATGTTCTAATCTCTGGTCCAGCTAGGATAGCTCTTTTGTTTGGATTTAAAGCAATACCTGTTGTACTACTAATAGCACCAGCAACACCAGTATTTAATTTAGAAGCAATTCTCATTGCTGCAACTTGTGCGCCAGGGCTACTTAATCCATAGTTAATTAAATCGCCAACCCCATTAAAGGAGTTAAATAAACTTTCTTTTATAGCAGAACCCAGACCGGCGCCAGATTGCAAAGCACCTTCTGTACTAGCACCTAAAATACCTAGATCAATATTGTTATAAGAAACCCTATCCGCAAATTGCATAGACATAGGAAGATATAGTGTACATTTTCTACCGCTGCCGACTCTTGCAGGAAGATTACTTCTAAATGTAGTATTCTTACTACCGGTCAACGCATCTTGGGCCTCTTTTCTTACTTCTTGGGCAGCTTCGTCACTTCTTTGTTCTTCAGTAAGACCAAGGTTAAGACCCTGATCGATTTCAACTGCCCCGCTAATAAGAGCTTCAGATACACTCTTTGACAGATTAATAGTTTCGGTTTTTCTAGCTGTAAAGATAACTCGACCTTGGTATGTCTCCTGATCATTAAGAGGGTAATTCAATCGTTCTTTTCCAGCTGTGTTACGAAGCCGTTGATATCTAATGTCTCTGACATCCTGGTTAGGGTCTTGCCGTGCCATTTTAATTCCCGATAAATATTACTACAAAGTTAAAAGTATTTATATGGTAATTATGGCATACTCTGGAAGATATAAGGTAAAGAATCGAAGCAAATATAAAGGTAACCCTGATAATGTTATCTTTAGATCATTATGGGAACGCAATGCATTCAAATGGTGTGATGATAATCCAGATATAAAGAGCTGGGGATCAGAGGAGGTTGTGATTCCATACTTCTACGATGTGGATAAAAAATACCATCGATACTTCATGGACTTAAAGATTATCTATAAAAATGGAAAGATCGTACTCGTAGAGATTAAGCCAGCTAAGGAAACGTCACCACCACAATATAAAGGTAGAAAGACTAAACGTTATATTAACGAAGGTATGACATATGTCAAGAACCAAAACAAATGGAAAGCCGCACATGAATATGCCATGGATCGTGGCTGGGACTTTCAAATATGGACTGAAAAACATTTAAGCGCTTTAGGTATATTGCCGAATCCTAGAAAGAAACTCAAGCCACTTGGTCCGATAAAAGTTAAAAAACGTACATAAATAGTACCATGAGCAACTTATTTAACAAACTAGAATTACAAACGTTTAGATCTGGTATTACCCCCAGGACTAAAGAATCCAGAGATTGGTTTAGGCGGAAGGCACTAGCACTCCGTAATGTTAGTCGTAGTGCTTTAATGAAAGAAGAACCAGTAACACTGTCGAATCGATCCGTTGTTGGTTCGATGTATATGTTCTTCTATGATCCAAAGCATAAGGATACCCTACCATACTATGATTCGTTTCCACTGGTTATCGTTATCGATAAAGCAAAAGACGGATTCCTAGGATTAAATCTACATTATCTTCCGCCAATACTTAGAGCTAAGTTCCTTGACGCTTTGTTGGATATAACCAGTAATGATAAGTATGACGAAACAACTAAGTTTGCAATGTCCTATTCACTATTGAAAAAGTCGTCAAAGTACAAATATTTTAAACCTTGTATAAAGCATTACCTAGCCAGCAACGTAAGAAGTAGATTCGCGAAGGTGCACGCGCCCGAGTGGGAAATCGCAGCATTCTTACCTACAGCTGATTGGCAGAAGGCTGGTAAGTCAACGGTTTATTCTAACTCCAGAAGGATGATTTAATGGCAAGCATTGATCAGTTTAAGTCTTTAGTATCTGCCAAGGATGGAATGGCAAGGGCCAATCTGTTCTTGATAGAATTGCCAGGTGGGTTTCCAGGTGCATCCGTTCGAGAATTAAACCTATTGTGTAAAGACGTACAGCTTCCTGGTCGTCAGATTATGACTAACGAACGTCGTATTGGTATGAAGATGGAAAGAATGGCATATGGCTATGCCGTAACAGATATCTCATTGACCTTTCATGTAATGAATGACTACGGTGTGAAAGAGTACTTTGAAGCATGGCAGAACCTTGCTATTGATCAGAATAGATTTGAGGCAGGATACCAGAAGGCTAGAGATGGAAGTGGATATGCTAAGTCGGTAAAAATCCGGCAGCTGAAAAAGGGAGTTAATCTACCTGTACCTAAAAAAGAATTCTTCGACACCAGAGGACTTCCCCAGGCTATTAGAACTAGACTTCCTAAGTTTGGTCCTATTGATTTAGCATCAGGCCAACTGGATCTAAGCTCTATTACAAATGACGATGTAGCTTATATCTGTGAATTAGAAAATGCTTTCCCGACTACAGTTAATCCTATTCAGCTAAATAACGAATTGGATGGATTGGTCGAACTTAACGTACAGCTATCCTATACAAACTGGACTTCGAGTAAGGCATTTAAACCACTACAACTACAGAACTTTATTAACCGGCAAATTGGTACAGCAATTGGCAGGGTTTTCGATACTTAATTATTTAAAGGATGAATTGAATGGCACTACCCCAAATTAATACTTTCCCTTGGTATGATATTACTATTCCATCAACAAACAAAACAGTAAGATATAGACCCTATAACGTAGGAGAACAGAAAACACTTCTTATATCATTTGAATCGGGTGAATCAGCTAATATTGCGAAGTCGTTGTTAGACATTGTTATTAATTGCATTGAAGATAATCTAGATAAAGCCGCTCTAACTACATTTGACGTTGAGTATTTGTTTTTACAGATTAGATCAAAATCAGTTGGCGAAACTAGTAATGTTGTTTTGACTTGCCCAAGTTGTGGACACCAAAATGGTGTAGAGATTACCGTAGACAAGATACATGTCAATGAATCTGAATTTCCGGAACGCATGATTAAGATATCCGAAGACTATACATTGGAGCTAAAGTTCCCAACCTATATTGATGTTTTAAATGGTAATGGTGTAACCCAAAATGATTCGGTCAGTGAATTACTATATCAAACTATTATACAAAGTTTGGATAAGCTACATACACCGGATGAATTGATTAGATTTAAAGATGAATCTATAGAAGAGATTACTAAATTTGTTAATAACTTAACTACTGATCAATATAATAAACTTATAGAATTTGTGAATCGTTTACCTAGATTAAAACAAGATGTAAAGTATGAGTGTGAAGAGTGTGAACAAAAGAATAATTACACGTTACAAGGATTATACGATTTTTTTTA